GCAGCTTTGTGTACTGATGCAGCCATTCTATCACCATCTTTATGTGCTTTTTCAGCTTGTCGCTCGTGATGATTAGCTTGATCTTCGTGCGCATCAGCGCGACTTTCGATACTACCTTTTAAGTATGCTGCTTCATCTAATTCAACTTCTTCACGCATTTTCTTCTGAGCCGCTTTGTATTCTTTACGGCGGGCTGCGTCTTTGTCCATCAAAGAAAGAATTTTTTCACGTGGCTCTGTGTCTAGGTCATCAACAAACTTTTTCAGTTGTGCTGTTTGACCTTTCTTCATCATCATAGCCGCTTTCATAAAGTCCATCTTGTCGATGCCGCCACTCTTACGTGCATACGTTTCGAGTTCTTTTGCAACACGTGACATAGTTGCTTCGTCAAGTTCAACTTCTTCATTACGCAAATTAGCAAAGGTTCTTCTCACTGCTAACATATCGCGCATGGTTTGGCCTTTTTTCCTTTTAGCCATTGTTCTAAGTTCAGGACGGTGATCTGCTCTATTGCCATCTTTATCTTTTCCTCGAAGAATCTTGGCTGCCGCTGAACTTGCTGCTTTATCATAACTTGCTCTGTTTTTGGCATCGTAGCTTTGCATCGCTTTTGGAGTATCAAGGATTTCATCAATTTTTACAGACTCACTTGTTGTGCTTGGTTCAATCATATTATCACAGCAAGAACACTTTTTACCAATTTCACCTACATCATGTTTACCGCCGCAGTGATCACAATCAGAACCGCATCCACAGGTTGCAGACAGTTCTTCTTCAAGCCCCTCTAGTTCTGCGGATTCTTCTATAGAGGCTTCAGTCTTTTTTGATAATGACTTTGAAATTGCTTTTGATACTGCTTTGCGGCGCTTGTGTAAATATTCATCAGAAGAATCAACGTCACCGTCATTATCAATATCTTGATCTTTACGATCTTTGTGCTTACCTTTTAACTCGTCTTTATTTACAGGATCCGTTGCCTCATCAACATTGCGCGGCATTTTAAATTGTTTATCTTTTTCGATATAAGACGGATCATATGCTGCTTCGTCTTCGCCTTTCTTACGATCTGCAATACGAGCCGACGATCCAATTCCTTTAACTTCACCAGTGAATTGATGATCTAGTGCAACAGGATGACCTATTTTCGTAACAACATGCGCTGCTTTAAATCTTTGTTCGTCGCCTGATCTTGGCTCTGCGACTTCAGAAATAATTTGTGAAAACTTTTTCATATCTGGTTTTCCTTTTAATATTTTTTTCTATTTATTTATAACTTTTAATGATTCTTAAGCTTGTTCAGCGCTATCCGGCTCTTGCGGTTGTTGATTGTTATCTGGTTTCTGTTCAATTTGTCCAAATCCCATTTCTTCATCATACATCCCTGCGGCACGTTCGGCTTTCATCTGTTTTTCCATTTCACGAAGTTCGTCATCATTCATAAATAATACATTCTTAACAACCCACTCTCGTGAATAATATTTTCCTACTTGCTCTTCCATATCTCTTAACATTGTTATTTTTTCACGAAGAATTTCAGTTTGTTTTAATTCCTCAAAATAATTGTCTTTCATAAAATCATAGCGCAATTTATTTTTAATTTCATTAAATTCATTAGGATCTACTATACCCTTTAAAATTAATTGTTTTTCAAGTAAAATATCAAATAATGCGGAGAATCTATTTCTTTGTCTACGAATAAATTTACTAAATTTAAGTTCGTCTCGAGTCATTTCTGACACACGGCCAAAGCTATACATATTTTCTGGCTCTAACCTAGATACTGGAACTTTCAAAGATTTATATAATTTTCGTTGAAAGTATTGTAGGTTTTCATCATTTGTAAGGGCGGCTGAATTTCCACCTGCAAGAATATCAACTTCTGTAGATCTTTCACCGCCGCGGCGCGGGAACCAAAAGTCTTCAGTCATTGTCATGAACTTACGACCGTCTGTAATATCGCCACTGTCAGAATCATACTGAAGCTTGTTTTTATGGCGTGTCATCATATCGTGTAGATATTGCTCAGCTTTTGCTTTTGGTAATTGACCAACGTCAATATAGAAAATTCTTCTTTCAGGAGCTCTTGTAATAGTATAAATGACTGTTGCATCTTCAAGCATCCTTAATTGATTTAAAGGTTTAATTGAAGGATGTAAATAAGAAAGAACGAGTGAATTAGTTTCGTTCATTAAGCCTGAAGTAATTCTTGCAATAGAATCTTTTGCTATGCGATAACCTTGCACAGTTTGACCTGTGCTAGCATTAGCAGCGCTTTTAGAACCAAACCCAGAATCAGAATACAAATAATATTCTTTTTTCACTTTCTTTAACGGAATTCCTGAATGAGGATCTTTTTTCTTTTCATCCATTTCTTTAATGAGACGTAATTTCCGTGGATCAATATATCTTACTTCTTTAATGCCGTCTTTTAAATTTTCATTATCTATAATAATGTGATAATTAAGGCGGCCATCAACATAGAATTTTTGAAATATATCGTATCCATAATTAGAAAAATCAAGTAAACGAAGTATTTCATCAAATTCTTCGGTTATTCTATCTTTAACTTTATCTGGAAGTTCAGTATCGTCTAATACTATTTCAACTACGTTTTCGTGTGAATCAATATTAATTGCTTCATTTATTACTTCATCTACAGCTTGAGCTATTTCAGGCTGCATCAAAAGGCTACGATACTTAGTTACAAGTTCGCCTTCTGTTTTTGCATCACCTTCCATATTGATGGCAATACCATAGGAACCGCCAAGTGAGTTACCTATGGTAATAGCGCCTTCGTCGTTAGACGGTTCTACAAAAGATACAGGCTTTTCTTCTTCTGCACCACCGATCTCTCTTTTTATCTCAAAGCCAAAAATTCTCATTCAATTAATCATCCTATAAATTAAGTTGTAGAAATGCCAGTTGCGCCTTCAACTCTCCATAGATCATATTGGAACGTAACTCCAAATTCTTCAATAACATCTGACTGATCCCATCCTACTGGAATAGCATCAACAGTAACTGGATATAAGCCTTCAAACACATATGTTCTTAAGGCGGTACCGTCTTTGCCGTATTGTGTAATAATCGCATTTGATTTATAATCTTGAGGCAAAGTTCTTATATTTGAATCATGGCTGTTAATAGAGTTTGACCATGCTTCCATAGCATTACGGATTAAGAAATCCTCGTCGTTGATGATAGTTACAGGCCAATCATCAAATACTCTATCGCCTGCATATTTTACTGTCCGACCAAAATATGGAATCTGATATGATCCCAAAGTGGACGATGGTAGAGCCGCGGCCTTTATCATGAAAGGTAATTTAAAATCCGCTACCGGCTCTACTGGGTTTGTAATTTGTACTTGGAAGAGGGAAGGACGTGCGCCGCCCCCTGTAAGTTGAGATTTAAACTCGTTGATATTAAAAGCCATTTTTTATACTACTCCTTTTTAGTTTATTTATTAGAGTGGCTGACCAACGATTTCATCAAATTCTACTCCGGATCTTGTTGCCACAAAAGTAAGTTCGATAATGTTGATAGAACGGGCAGGTTTGATGAATATGTTGCCTTTAAAGATATTTCTATCTACCACATCAGGAGTATTTACTGTTGCGTCTGATACAACCCTGAAGTCGATAATTCCTCGTCTTCCTTGTATGTCTCTAAGGAGTGGCTCAACCAAATTTTTAAATTGTGTTTGTGTAAATTCGTCATTAAAATCAAACAAGAACGAGGCCGCAATCGTTGCAATTGCTTTCTCTACCGTTATGAACAGGCGGCGAACATTAATACGTGTGAACGCGCTTCCTGTTGCTGTGCCTAACGCAGTTTTGTCTCCAAATAATAATACACCTTGACCAACTTGAGAAATAACAGGGTTAATGTCTTTTCCGTATAATTGATCTCTTTGTGATTTATTTGGATTAAATGCTAATTTAATTACGTTTTTAACTACACCGCGTTTATAACCAGCTGGTGATTCATATGGTTCAACTCTTGCTGCCAATCCTGCCATATCTCCATTTAACGGAATCCAACGATACGCATCATTATACTTATCATAACGATACTTATATCCACTATCAATGAAGAGATATGATGAAGAAGTACAACTATTTCTAAATGCAATTGCATTAGTCATTTTTGCTTCTGGATTTGACGGTGTAACAACATTAGCATAAGTTGGTGAACTATATACAACGCAATCTTTACGTGATTCTGCAATGTTTTGCGTTAAATAATTTGTAAGATTTGCAGAAGATTT